AATGTTGATATAAATTTAACGTCTGGTTCTGGTAGTGATAATTCTACTGTTCAATTAACTGCTGGATCAAATGTAACGCTTACTAGAAATGGGGCACAGGAAGTTACTATAGCTGCATCGGGTGGTTCACAAGGTATAACAATACAAGACGAAGGAACTCCTTTATCTACACTAGCCACAACTTTAAATTTTACAGGATCAGGAGTAACTGCTTCAGGTACAGGAGCAACAAAAACAATTGATGTTACTGGTGGTGGTAGTGGAACTGTAACTATAGAAAAAAATGTATATACTGGTAATGGTTCAACTACTACATTTAATACTAGTTCAGCTATTGCTAATGAAAATAATGTACAAATTTATATAGATGGTGTATATCAATCTAAAGATAATTATACAACAAGCGGTAGTACAGTTACAATGGCAACTGCCCCTGGTAATGGTACATCTGTAGAGCTTATTCAATTTGTATCTATAAGCGGAAATGTAGTAGCGGTTGATAATTTTACAGGCAATGGTTCAACTACAGCCTTTAATCTTACTTTATCTGTTTCTAATAAAAACAATACTCAAGTATATATAGATGGAGTATATCAAGATAAATCTACATATACAATTAGTGGTGCTACTTTAACATTTTCTCCAGCGCCAGGTAATGGTGCTAAAATAGAAGTTGTTCATATAAAAGCTTCATCGTCAGGATCAGGATCTGGAGTTAGCTGGGACTCAAGTATTCAAACCTCTAATTTTACAGCTACAGCTGGTGAAGGTTATTTTGTAAATACAGCAGGAGGAGCTATAACGGTAACTTTACCCGCATCTCCATCATTAGGAGATGAAGTTTCAATTGTAGATTATACAGGAACATTTGCTACTAATAACTTAACCATTAACCCTAATGGTAATAAAATAAGAGGAGGAACTGTTAATAAAATATTAAATGCAAATAATAAAGCATTAACATTAGTATTTACAGATTCAACTGAAGGTTGGGTTATATCTTCTGCTGCATCTGATGACGATTTAGGTTCCGCTCCTTATAGTATAGATGCTTTAATTGTTGCAGGTGGCGGTGGTGCTGCACAAGGTGCAGGTAATGGTGGCGGAGGTGCTGGTGGTTTATTAACAGGTACAATTGCTAATCAAATTTCTGGTGTCCAATACACTATAACTGTTGGTGCTGGAGGTGCTATTGCAAATAGTGGTTATAATACAGCAGGTAATGATGGTAATAATTCTTCAATTGCTATAGCAGGCGGAGCAACTCATACTTCAAATGGTGGTGGTCGAGGTGGCGCTGACACACCTGCCACACCAACCGCAAATGCTGGTGGTTCTGGCGGCGGTGGCGGTGGTGCTACTATAAATGGTACAAACACAAATGGAGGAGCTAGTAATCAAGGAAACTCTTCACCTTTAACCGGACACGGTAATGCTGGTGGTAACGGTACTGGATATAACGATTATATAGGTGCAGGAGGTGGTGGTGCTGGTGCAGCTGGAGGAGTTCCTTCAGGATCATATCCTAACATACAAGCTGGTGATGGCGGTGTTGGATTAACTTCAACTATAATTTCAACAACAAATGCATCTAGTCAAAGTGTAGGAGAAGTAAGTGGAGGATCTGTATATTTTGCCGGTGGCGGTGGTGGTGCAGCTTATAGTGCTTCAGATTGTGGAGATGGCGGTTTAGGAGGCGGTGCCGATGGTGTTACTGGTTCTAATCCTGGTAATGCTGGTACTGCAAATACAGGAGGTGGCGGTTCTGGAACTCAATATGGTAGTCAAGGAAGTGGTGGACCAGGAGGTTCAGGTGTTATAATACTTAAAATGCCTACAGCGGATTATTCAGGAACAATAACAGGATCACCGGGTGTTGTTACAGAAGGAACAAACACTATATTAGTTTTTAAAGCATCAGGAACATATACAACTTAATAATTATGGCACATTACGCTTTTTTAAATATGCAAAATATAGTTACTGAAGTAATAGTAGGTAAAGATGAAACGGAAGGTCCTACAAATTGGGAAATGCATTATGGCAATATGCGTGAGCAAGTTTGTAAAAGAACATCATATAATACTTCAAAAGGAGTACATTTAAAAGGAGGAACACCTTTTAGAAAAAATTATGCCGGTATAGGATATACATATGATTATAATAAAGATGCATTTATACCTCCAAAGCCGTTTACTAGTTGGACATTAAATGAAACAACCTGTTCGTGGGAACCTCCTGTAGAAATGCCTAATGATGGTAAAGTATATATATGGGACGAAAATAATCAACAATGGGTAGAACAATCTCTTAATAATTAATACATGAAAGCAAAAGATTATAATGGCTTAATAAAAACATTCATTTCTTTACCTAAATCATATGGTAATATAATAGGTGGTTTTGATTTATTATCAGATACAGAATTACAAAATTATGGATTTTATAACGTTGTAACTCCAGAATATAATTCAAAAATACAAGAGCTAGGCCCTATAAGTTTTGATTCTGAAAATAATGTATTTACTTATGCTGTAAATAATAAAACTTGGTCAGAAACATTAGCACAATTAAAAGAAAAACAAATAGAAGAAGCTAAAATTTTTGCAAAAACGCTTTTATATAATACAGATTGGTATGTAGTGAGAAAAGCAGAAAAAGGTACTGCAATACCTGATGATATAGAAACACAAAGAGATAGTATTAGAACTACTTGTGATAATCATGAAACTGCTATAAATAATTTAACTACTAAAGCAGCTGTAATGAATTATAATATAGTATATTAAAATGGGATTAAATAAAAGACTTTTTCCAGGAGCTGGGGGTTATCAAACGGTTAGTCCTTTTCAAAATAATATAGCCTCATACAACTCAACATCGTCAAGTGCTTCCTATAATACCGCATATTTAAATAATAATAAAACTAATAATAATTTATTGGTGGGAACCTCATGTAATACCGCTAATGGATATTCTTTTGGTGATAATGGTAATTCTGAAGCCTCTAATACTGTTACTATGACTATGTTAGGACCTACGACAACTAACGGATTTACTTCTATAGGTTTGCAACAAAGTTATTATAATTATACAGGTTATGTAAGATGGTATGGCTCAAATGATGGATCAAATTGGACTTTATTAGTTACACAACATCATACAGGTAGTGCACTAAGTGCTACTTGTACAACGTTAACAACATCGTATACAGCCGTGGCATATTCATATTATAAAGTAACTGCTAGTGGTAATACTAGAGGCACATACACATTTATAATAAATATAACACCATCGGTAGTAACATAAAAAATAAAAAATGGCATTAACAAAAGTAACACATAATGTTTTAGAGGCTAGATATACATCAGTCGGAACAATAACAAATCAATCAGGTGCTACATCTGTTGATTGGGCTGCTGCAACAGTATATAAAATGAATGGCTCTTTAACCGGTGCTATAGAGTTTGATTTTACAAATTATGTAGCAGGTCAAGTATTAAGTATATATAATATAACTGGCTCACAAACAATAACACTTGATAGCGACGCAGCAACAAGTGAATCATTTTTAAAAGTTGGAACAACCGATTATGATGGGGGTGAAACAAATATTTTACAAATTGAATGTTTAGCAGATGGAGCAAATGCTGTTTTTGCATATGCTGTTGCTAAATCTACTTCTGATCCAACACCATAATATATGAAAAAGAAATTTAAAGATACTGCAGTTGGAAAATTTTTATTAAAAAAAATACCAACTGTAGTTGGATCAATTGCTAGTGGCACACCAGCCGGTGGTATTATAGAGGCTATAATAGGTAGCAGTGAAATGTCTGATGGTGATAAAGAAATTGCATTAGAAAAACTAAAACTAGAAAGAGCTGAAATAGATGGGACAACAGAAAGATGGGTGGCGGATGCTGGCTCAGGAGCATGGCTTGCGGCTAATGTTCGTCCTTTAACATTAATATTTTTAACAGTAAGCTATGTAATTGGGTGGTACTTAGGTTATCCACTTGATTCAATAACCGGTTTATTAACAATAGTAATCGGAGGCTATTTCGGATCGCGAGGTGTGGAGAAAGTCTTTGGAAATAAAATGCACAAATAAAATGCAAGACTTAAGAATTTATGGCATAAGTTTAGGTGGTATAACCTTCTCTATAATGCCAGATATAAATCCGCTGCTACAAACAGTAGTATTATTATTAACAATAGTATATACCGTAATAGGTATAAAAAATAAATTAAATAGTAAATAAAATGCCTTTAAAATATTTTAATGAATCTGAATTTAATCAATATAAAATGATGGATAAAAAGCTTCTTAAAATGCTAGATGATTTACGAGAAGCTTATGGATCACCTATAAAAATTACATCTAGTTATAGAAGTCCGGATCATCCAATAGAAGCAAAGAAAAAAGCACCGGGAGAACATGCTTATGGTGCCGCCGTTGATATTGCAAGCATTGGAGGCGAGGCAACATTTAAATTAGTTAAAGCTGCCATGGACGTTGGCTTTACAAGAATAGGAGTTAGCAGAAAAAATAATTTTGTTCACGTAGGTATTGGATATCCTGATGCTCCACCTATAACTCTTTGGACATATTAAATAAAATTAAATGGCAAAATTAATTAGAAAAATTAGTATTGGCACCGATTATAAAAATGAAGCAATGCATTATTCTGTAGGTCAAGAGGTTTATGGAGGACATACAATTTGTGACATTTTAGAAGAGGAAGGTGCTTATAAAATTTATATTACAAAAAATAAAGAAGTATTACCATGGAAACATTTTAATGCTAACATGGCTGTATCTGTTGAATATAATTTAGATTATTAATGCAATCTTTATTTGAATATATTATATCTACTGAAAATCGCTACAACAACACCATTGATGTTGAAGGTAAGGAATTAGTCGTTAATACAGAAGTTACTGAAAGAGATTATATGTTTGTTAATCGTATAGGTAAAATAGTAAAGTTACCATTATATAATAATTCAGAATTAAAAGAAAACGATGAGGTTATTGTGCATCATAATGTTTTTAGAAGATGGATTGATGTAGAAGGAATTCAAAAAAATTCTTCAAGTTTTTTAAATGAAAATGAATATTTAGTTTCTGATGATCAAATATTTGCTTATAAAAGAAATAATAAATGGAGAAGTTTACCTAATTTTTGTTTTGTAAAGCCTTTATATAAAAAAGATAAATGGGCTCTTAAAACAGACGAAAATCTTTTAGGTATACTTACATATAGTAATCATAAATTAAATCAATTAGGAGTGTCCGTTGGAGACGTGGTGGGCTTTACACCTGATTCAGAATATGAGTTTAATATTGAAGGAGAAAAATTATATCGTATTTTTTCACATCACATAACAATAAAATATGGAACAAAAGAGAGACAAGGTTATATTAGCTGCTGAAAAAGCTTTAGTAGAACTTGAAAAAGTAATTAGGCAAAATATAGATCTTAATGAACTTGATCCTGAAAAAGCTAAAACTGCAGCACAAGCTAAATGGGTTGCAATTGAAGATTCTTTAAAAATTATAGATAAAATTGAAGAAATATCTGATAAGAAAAAAGATAACAAAAAGTCAAAAGCTTTCTTGGGTGTTGAAAATAGAATTAAATAATGTATAAACAAACTTTATATAAAATACATACAGATCATTTAGATAAAAAATATACCAAAAATTTAAATAAAAATAAAAAATTTAAATATGGATATAATAGTGATTTAGATTGTGTTATTATTAGTAAGGACGGTACATTAGGTGATATATATGAAATACAAGGTCTTAAGGTAGGTATACCTCAAACCCCTAAAAAAATACACGGTAAAAATTTAAAAAAAGAAAATCAAGTATTTATAAAAAGGGAAAGACCACAATCATTAACAAGAATAAAAACATTATATGATTTTCAAAGCTATACTGAAGATATTAAAGACCAATATTATAGTTACATCGATAATGAGTTTAATTATCGTAATGATGGTTATTGGTTCATGTGCAACGGTACCCCGTGCTACCTTACAGGATCGCACTATATTTATCTCAACTGGACTAAGATCGATGTGGGCTCCCCAGACTTTCGACATGCAAACAGGATATTTTTCTACTTTTGGGAAGCATGCAAGGCTGATAGCAGATGCTATGGGATGTGCTACCTTAAGAATAGACGGTCTGGTTTCTCCTTTATGGCGTCATCAGAATGTGTTCATCAGGCTACAACTTCAAAAGACTCTAGATTTGGGATCTTATCTAAGAGTGGAGCAGACGCTAAGAAGATGTTCACGGATAAGGTGGTCCCAATCTCGACTAATTACCCGTTCTTTTTTAAACCAATACAGGATGGTATGGAACGTCCAAAAACGGAACTCTCGTACAAAGTACCATCAAGGAGGCTCACGAGGAATACGATACGAGCCACCAGCCCCGCCCCCTCTGAGATACAGGACGGATTGGACACCACAATTGACTGGAAGAACACGGGGGACAATTCATACGACGGGGAGAAATTACAACTCCTCATCCACGACGAATCGGGTAAATGGGAGAGGCCGGACAACATCCTCAATAACTGGAGGGTTACAAAAACGTGTCTCCGCCTCGGGTCGAAAGTAGTTGGTAAATGTATGATGGGCTCCACTTCTAATGCATTAGATAAGGGCGGTGATAAATTTAAAAAATTATATTATAATTCAGATGTTACAAACAGAAATCGCAATGGCCAGACTACAAGTGGACTATACTCTTTGTTCATACCTATGGAATGGGGTTTCGAAGGATTTATTGATAAGTATGGATATCCTGTCTTCACCACTCCATCAGATCCGGTTGAAGGAATTGATGGTGAACTCATCTATACGGGAGTCCTTGAACACTGGGAGAATGAGGTTGAAGGTTTAAAAAATGATAGTGATGCTTTAAATGAATATTATAGACAATTTCCAAGATCAGAAAAGCATGCATTTAGAGATGAAACATTAAATTCTTTATTTAATTTAACTAAAATTTATGAACAAATAGATTATAATGAAGAAATGGAATTTAATGGCCATATTGTACGAGGAGCTTTTTCTTGGCAAAATGGAATAAAAGATAGTAAAGTAATATGGACACCAACACAAAACGGTAGATTTAAAATATCTTGGTTACCTCCAGATCAATTACAAAATAATATTATTGAAAAAAATGGTATAAAATATCCTGGTAATGATGGATTAGGTGCTTTTGGGTGTGATCCTTATGATATATCAGGAACAGTTGGGGGTGGTGGTTCGAATGGGTCTTTACATGGGTTAACTACATTTACTATGACTAGCGATGTACCTAATACTAAATTTTTTTTAGAATATATAGCAAGACCACAAACGGCAGAAATATTTTTTGAAGATGTATTAATGGCATGCATATTTTATAGTATGCCTATATTAGTTGAAAATAATAAACCAAGATTACTATATCATATTAAAAGAAGAGGGTATAGAGGTTTTTCTATGAATAGACCTGATAAATTAAAAGGTGCTTTATCTAAAACTGAACTAGAATTAGGAGGTATACCTAATAGTTCTGAAGACATTAAGCAAGCTCATGCAGCTGCTATTGAATCTTATATTGAAGAATATGTTGGAAGAAATGATGATTCTTATGGTAATATGTATTTTCAAAGAACTTTAGAAGACTGGGCAAGGTTTGATATTTCACGTAGAACATCTTTTGATGCATCTATAAGTAGTGGTTTAGCTATAATGGCTTGTAGAAAACATTTATATAAACCTAGTACAGATAGAACAGTTAAAAAATTAGATTTTGAATTTTCACGATACAAAAATGAAGGGTATCAAAGCGAGTTAATAAAATAAATATGGCAAAATTAAAAGGAAAAGTTTTAACACAATTTCCAAGTCAAGCAGTTTCCGATGCAGAAAAGCAAACCGAAAAGTATGGGTTATCTGTGGGAAGAGCTATTGAGCAAGAATGGTTCAATAAAGATAACAATGGCATAGGGAAATTTTACAATTCTAGACAAGAGGCTCATAGGCTAAGATTATATGCTCGTGGAGAACAATCAATTAGAAAATATAAAGATGAATTTGCAATTAATGGTGATTTATCTTATCTTAACTTAGATTGGAAACCAGTTCCAATAATACCTAAGTTTGTTGATTTAGTTGTAAATGGAATGCAAGATAGATTATTTTCTATTAAAGCGGTTGGTCAAGATAATATTTCTACTGGTAAACGAACTAAATTTGTTAATGATGTACAACAAGATTTAAATACAGCTAGTTTATTATTAGATATAGAAACAAAATTAGGAGTATCTGCTAGAAATTTTGCTGTAAATGAATTACCCGCTAATACAGAAGAGCTTGAACTATATATGCAGCTTAACTATAAGCAAGGTATTGAAATGGCAGAAGAAGAAGCTTTAGATAATATTTTTAAAGCTAATAAATATGAAGAAATTAAAAAACGTGTTGATTATGATTTAACCGTTTTAGGAATAGGTGCAACTAAACATTCTTTTAATAATACCGACGGTGTTGTTGTTGATTATGTTGATCCAGCTAATTTAGTTTATTCTTATACTGACGATCCTAATTTTCAAGATTGTTATTATTTTGGTGAAGTAAAATGTATAAAAGTTAATGAACTTAAAAAAGAATTTCCAGGATTACCTAATGAAGAAATAGAAGAACTTGTAAATAAAAGTTCACGCTGGAATGATTATAATGATCCTAATCATAATTTTTATAATCAAAGTGAGCTAGCTGCAAAAAATACATTAAATGTTTTATATTTTAATTGGAAAACATGGGAACATGATGTATACAAAATAAAAGAAGTTCCAACCGGTGGTAAAAAAGCTATTGCAAAAGATGATTCTTTTAATCCTCCTAAAGATAAAAGAACTAGATTTGAAAAAGTAAAACAAACAAGAGAGGTTGTTTATGAAGGTGTATTAATATTAGGTACTGATTATATTTTAAAATGGCAAAAAGCTACAAATATGATAAGACCTACTAATAATATAAATAAAGTAATGATGAATTATGTTGTTAGTGCACCTAGAATGTATAAAGGCAACATTACATCTTTAGTTTCAAAAATGACAGCATATGCTGATTTAATTCAGTTAACTCATTTGAAACTTCAGCAAGCTATACAAAGAATGACACCATCAGGTGTATATGTTGACGCTGATGGTCTTGCTGAGATTGATTTAGGTAACGGTACAAATTATAATCCTCAAGAAGCATTAAATATGTATTTCCAAACAGGATCTATAATTGGTAGATCTTTGACTATGGAAGGTGAAAGAAATAATGGTGCTATACCTATTCAAGAATTACCAGGAGGTGGTGGTAATCAAATACAAGTATTAATTGGTGCTTATAATCAATATATACAAATGATAAGAGACGTTACTGGTTTAAATGAAGCAAGGGATGCGGCAGATCCAGATCAATATTCTCTTGTAGGTGTACAAAAATTAGCTGCTGCAAATAGTAATGTAGCAACAAGACACATATTGCAAGCTAGTATGTTTATAACCACTTGTTTAGCTGAAGCTATTTCTTTAAGATTTAAAGACGTATTAGAATATCACCCTACTAAAGAAATGTTTATAGATTCTTTAGGGCAATTTTCTGTGGGTTCATTAGAAGAATTAACTAATTTAAATTTACATGACTTTGGTATATTTTTAGAATTGGAACCTGATGAAAATGAAAAACAAATTTTAGAAAACAATATACAAGTAGCTTTATCAAAAGATAGTATACATTTAGAAGATGCAATTGATGTTAGAGAAGTTAAAAACTTAAAATTAGCTAATCAATTGCTAAAATTTAGAAGAGCTGCAAAACAAGCTTCAGACCAAGCACAAGCACAAGCTGCATCAAGAGCTCAAGCAGAAGCTCAAGGACAAGCACAAATACAAATTGAAGAGGCCAAAGCACAATCAGAACAAATAAAAACAGAATCTAAAATTCAATTATCAACAGCTGAAAATGAAATGGACATTAGAAAAATGGAAATAGAAACAAGGGCTAAAAAAGAATTGATGCAATATGAATTTAATTTAAATGTTCAACTTAAAGAACTTGAATTAAAATCTCAAATGGAGTTAGCGGAAAGAAGCAATAAATCAATGCTGCAGCGTGAACTTATAAGAGAAGATGTTAAACTTAAAACATCTGGAAAACTAAGTGGTGCACCAAATACTGATGAACCAGTTAAAGATTTTGAATCAAAAGGTAATGATACTTTAGGCGGTTTTGATATGGGCCGATTTGAAGCATCTTAAATATTAAACAATTATTTTATTATATACAATTATGAAAGAAGAAGTTAAAGATAACAAACAAGAACCATCTATAGATGTTAAAGACATAGGTGAAATTAATCCTGAAACTGTAACCCCCGCTAAAAAAGAAGCTGCTGTTTTACAAAAAGCAGTTGATGAAGGTAAAGTTGCACCTGAATATGGATTACAAGATGATGGAGTTTATAAAGTTAATTTAGATAAACCTCCAACACCTAAAGAAGAAATAAAAGAAGAAACAAAAAAAGAAGAAACAAATGCCGTTCCAGAGCAAGAAACAAGAGATGTACCTGAGGATAAACCAACCGGAGATATACAAAAAGTGGAAGAAGAAGTACGGCCTGTTCAAGAGTCGAAAGAGGAAATAAAAGAAGATTCTTCTGATTCACCGTTAGAATTAATTAAAGATGGAGAAAATAACACTAACGAGGAGGGAATGGATAGAAAGCCTCAAGCTACCAAGCCCATATCGGAACAAAAAGAAATATTACAGGAAGAAAAAACACAAGAACTTCCTGAAGGAGTAGATAAGCTTATACAGTTTATGCAAGAAACTGGTGGAACAGTAGAAGATTATGCAAAACTAAATAGGGATTATTCTAAAATAGATAACGTAAGTCTTTTAAAAGAATATTACGAATACACTAAACCACATCTTGATAAAGAAGATATTCAATTTTTAATGGATAAAAACTTTTCATATGATGTGGAGGCGGACGATCCGTCTGACGTAAAAGCTAAGCAATTAGCTTTTAAAGAAGAGGTATATAAAGCTCAACAATTACTTCATGATACAAAAGAAAAATATTATAATGATCTTAAGTTAAGTTCAAAACAAAAAAATATTCCTTCTGAGTATAAAGAAGCAGTTGATTTTTATAATACATCTAAGCAACAAGCAGAGCAAACTAACTTAGCTAAAAAAAGTTTTCTAAATGAAACTAATAAAGTTTTTAACGAAGAATTCAAAGGTTTTGATTTTAAGGTAGGCGAAAACAAATACAGGTTTAAAGTAGACGACCCGGGCAAAGTTAAAGAGTTTCAATCTGATATATCAAATTTTTTACAACCATATATTAAAGATACTAATTACACCAATCTTAATGAATATCATAAAGCAATATTTACAGCAAGAAATGCTGATAAAATAGCTAATCATTTTTATGAGCAAGGCCGTGCCGATGCAATAAAAGAGTCAGCTAAAAAAGCTAAAAATATAAATATGGATCCTAGACAGGAAGGTGCTACAATAACAACTAATAGTGGTGATAGAATTAGAGTTGTTTCAGGAGATTCCTCTGATAAGTTGCGAATTAAATGGAAATAGTTTAACTTAAAATCAAAACATTATGGCTTTTACAAGCGGAATTCCGGCTGCATTACAACCGACTCAAACAAAGACGTTGTACTCCGGAAACTACATTGATTTCACAAATACAAATTTTGATCAATGGACACAACAATATTTACCAGATGTATACGAAAAAGAAGTTGAAAGATATGGAAACAGATCAATCGGTTCTTTTTTACGTATGGTATCTGCGGAGATGCCTTCTACTTCAGACCAAATTATATGGACTGAGCAAGGCAGATTACACACTAGATATGTAAATGTAATCCCAAGAGGAACTGCAGGCGCTATGCCTGTTGCTGGTGGTGGACAAGCGGTTATCGCTGCTGCTGGAGCATCAGGTGGTGTACTTAACTTTGAAGTACCAACTACGCAACCTGCAAGTTTAGGAGTTAGCCCAGCTACTCAAACACAACAAGTTAACTTTAAAATAGGACAAACTGTAATGGTTCAAGTTCAAACAAATGCTACTTCAGCAGTTGGTGGAACGGGTGCTGTTATTAAAGGAGTTTGTACTAATGTTGGAGTTGGCGGTGGTGGTACTACTGGTGGTCAAATGTTCCAAATCCAAGCTTATGAAGCTCACGGTGGAGTATTAGCTGCTGAAAGAGTAACTGCAATTTGCTATGGATCTGAATTTGCTAAAGGTACAGGAAACTTTACTGAGAGCTTAGATCCAGGATATGCTACATTTACTAATGCTCCTATTATATTAAAAGAAAACTATCAAATCAGCGGATCTGACACAGCTCAGATTGGTTGGATTGAAGTTACTTCTGAAAATGGAGCTAGTGGATATTTATGGTATATAAAGTCTGAGCATGAAGTAAGACTTAGATGGGAAGACTGGCTAGAAATGTCAATGGTTGAAGGCGTTAAATACGCCTCTGGAGGTGCTGCAATTACATTAGGTACTTTTGGCGGACCATTAGCTGCTCAAAATGCAAGAGGTACTGAAGGGTTCTTCGCTGCATTAGAATCAAGAGGAAACGTTTATACTGGATTTGGTGGCCAAGCTGCTGCTGGTGCAGGTAATGGTGGACTTACAGATTTTGATGCTGTACTTAAGCAATTAGACAAGCAGGGATCAATTGAAGAAAATATGCTGTTTTTAAATAGAGAGCTATCTTTAGAAATTGATGACATTCTTGCAATGCAAAACGGTAATTATGCCGGTGCTGCGGGTGTTACAAAAGGTACTTCTTATGGAGTATTTAATAACAGTGCAGATATGGCTCTTAATTTAGGGTTTACTGGATATAGAAGAGGTTCTTATGACTTTTACAAAACTGACTGGAAATACTTAAATGACTGGTCAACTCGTGGAGGTTTTGGTGATGTTGAAGGTGTATTAGTTCCTGCTGGAACTTCTACTGTTTACGATCAACAGTTAGGCCAAAATATCAAAAGACCATTCTTACACATTAGATATAGAGCATCAGAAACTGAGAACAGAAAAAACAAATCTTGGATTACAGGATCTGTTGGAACTGATTCACCAAGTTCTGATATCGATATCATGAAAGTAAATTACTTAAGTGAAAGATGTTTAATTACTCAAGCTGCTAATAATTTCGTATTATTTAAAGCTTAATTTTAACTATAGGATACGGGCTCTTCGGAGCCCTATATCCTTATTTTATATTATTTTATTATGACAACACAAACAAAACCAAGAAGTTCTGTAACTGAAATAGAAAAAAATTGGGTATATAAAGACAGAACTTATGTATTAACAGGACAATATGCGCCTGTTTCTTATACAATACAAACAAAACATACTCCTCGTAAACCCTTAATGTGGTTTGATGAAGGATTAAAAATGAATAGAGAAATAAGATTAGCAAATAATCAAAAGTCTTTATTTGTAGATGAACAAGAAGGATTTGTTACATTAACTCATGTGATGTTTCAAGACGGAACACTAATGGTGCCTCGTTCAGAAGTAGCTATGCAAAAACTTTTATCTATTTATCATCCTTTAAAAGATAAAAAATGGACTGAAGTTGATACTGCTAAAAAAGCTGCAGATGAAATTGATATTTTAGAATTTGAATTAGATGCATTAACATTAGTAAAAGAGTTAGATATAGAACATTTAGAAGCTATTATGAGAACTGAATTAGGAAGTGCAGTTTCTTCTATGTCATCTAAAGAATTAAAGCGTGATGCTTATAAATTTGCAAGACGTGAACCTGCTTTATTTATAGAATTATCAGAAGATGAAGATATAAAATTAAGAAATTTAGCTAATAGAGCAGTTGAACAAGGCATAATTAATTTAACTGAAGATAATACAGTATTTAAATTTGCAAATGGCAAAAAAATAATTACTGTACCGTTTGATCAACATCCTTATGCGGCATTAGCTCAGTACTTTAAAACTGACGATGGTGTAGATTTAATGAAATCATTAGTTAAAAAGCTTCATTAAGCTTACAGGATATAGGGCGAGAAATCAGCCCTATATTCACTAATTATAATAACATATAAATGATTAATATTAATAACGTATATCAAACAGTTCTTATTTTAGCAAATAAAGATAACAGAGGATATATTACACCTGATGAGTTTAATAGAATGGCTGATCAAGCACAAAACGAAATATTCGAAGCATATTTTGCAAGAGATGCATCTTATCAAACAGCGGGTGGAATTCAAAGTGATTTTTCAAATCCTGTATCTAATATTGCTGAAAGAGTAAATTTGTTTTATAAAAGTGCTACGCCAACTATTACAAATGGTATTTTTCCATATCCAAATGATTTAAGACAGTTGGGTGTAGTTAGTGTGGATGAAAGAGTTGCAGATAAAGCTACTCACGAACATGTTAAATATATTAATCTTTCACCTTTGACTCATCCTGTTAAAACACAACCTGTATATACTGTAAATGCAACAGGCATAACAGTATACCCTACAACTGTTACAACGGGAGTTAAAATGGAATACCTAAAAAATCCTACAAGACCAAAGTGGGGATATGTATTACAGGGTACTATACCTTTTTATGATAATACTCAATTTGATCCTTCAACAGATAGTTATGATACTCCAGCAAAATCTTATGATTTTGAATTAGATTCATCTGAGTTTCCAGAATTAGTTGTAACAATATTAGGTTATGCTGGATTAACAATTAAACAAGGTGATGTAACAGGATTTGCACAAGGTAGAGAAGTACAATTTCAACAAACTGAACAATAATGGCAATATCAAGAAAACCTTTAGACGTAGATAATTATTCTGCATTAGACGGCGGTAATGGCACCGCTGTACCAGGTTACTACAGAAGAACCAATTTAAATGATATAATTAATAATTTTATGGTAGCTTATGTAGGTGATGATAAAATTCTTAATAAAGTGCCTAGATATGAAGTTGCATTTTGGGCACAAAAAGCAGTTCAAGAATTTAGTTATGATGTATTTCATTCTGAAAAAGCAATTGAAATACAATTAAGTTCTTTACGCCAAATGTCTTTACCTTCTGATTATGTAAATTATGTAAGATTATCTTATACAGATAAATCAGGTGTTGAAAGAACAATTTTACCAAGTGGTACAACTCATGCAAACCAGGGTGTTGCACAAGATGAAAACTATCATTATCTTTATGATCAAGATGGTAATGTAATTTATGCACAAGAATCTGAAACTATACAGAGGTGGCAAAATGCAGATAGCCACGTAGATACTGAAGAAGCTTTAAATTATTATAGTGGATATTATGATTTTGATGATTTTGGATATTATGGCCGTAGATATGGATCAACACCACAATTTCAAAATGCAAATGGTAGTTTTGTGCTAGATTTAGATGCAGGACAAATTTATTTTGATTCAGTAATTCCTCAAAACACTTATGTAACATTAAGATATATATCTGATGGATTAGGTAATAATGGTGATTTTGACAATGTGTTTGTACCTAAAATGGCCGAAGATGCTGTTATGTCTAATATATTATATAATTTATCTAAAATAAGAACAAGAGCAAGTGCTGCATCTGGTTTATATAAACAAGAAGCGGCTGCTAAAATGCGAAATGCAAAGATTAGATTATCTAATATGAAGGTACAAGAAATGACTAATATTTTCCGTAATAAAGCTAAGTGGATTAAACATTAATATAATTTTATGCCAGAAATAAAAAGAGCGTTTAATGTCGGTAAAATGAGCCGAGATTTAGATGAAAGAATAGTACCGGCAGGAGAATATCGAGAAGGTTTAAATATAAATATAGGCCAATCAGAAAGCTCTGACGTAGGAGCTATAGAAAATTTATTAGGTAATAAGCTTGTTACTGTTACTGGATTAACAGGGGGAACTTGTATTGGATATGTAAGTGATTCTAATTCTGAAAAAATATATTTCTTTGTAACTAATAACTCTATATATAATGAAACTAACACGGGTAATCATGGTATATTTGAATATGATCAAAAAACAAATCAAACTACAGGCTTATTAGTTTCTCCACAATTAAACTTTCATACATCATATCCCATTACTGGAGTCAATATTGTTGATGATCTTTTATTCTTTACTGATAATAGAAATGCTCCAAGAAAAATTAATGTTGTTACAGCAAGAAATAATACAAGTTATTATGGTTCAGTTGGAGATATTGATAATTTAATTTCAGTATGTAAGTTTGCACCTTATGAATCTCCAACTCTTGTTACAGCAACAAAAGAATCAAGTATTTCTTCTAACTTTATGCAAAATAAGTTAATAAGATTTTCTTATAGATGGCAATTTGAAGACAATGAATATAGCATTCTAGCTCCTTTTACACCTATTTGTTTTTCAAGATTAAATGAAACAGATACTATAAACACAAGTTTAAGTGATTTTGGTGAAATAGAAACTTTTGTTAATGCAATTAATCAAGTACAATTACAAATTCCTACGCCTGTAGGCTATGGTATAAAAAATGTAGAGTTAATATATAAAGAATCAGGAAGTCCTTCCTTATATGTTGTTCAAGATCAAGAAGTTACAACAGAACCATTTGTTAACTTTACATATTCATCAACTGATCCATTTAGAACATTACCCTCTGATCAATTAACAAGAGTATATGATGCTGTTCCACTAAAAGCTCAAGCACAAGAAGTTGCTGGTGGTAGATTAGTTTATGGTAATTTTTTACAAAACTTTGATATACCAAACATAGCTTTTTCTGTAGAAAGAACAGGTGAAACATCTGCAAGAAATACTGTTTTAACAAATCAATCTGTTAAATCAAGAAGAACTTATCAAGTAGGTATTGTATTAGCCGATAAATTTGGTAGACAATCACCGGTTATATTATCAAGTTCTGGAACAGATACAGTTTTTGTAGATCCAAACACTGGTGATTCCAGTAGTACTACAGCATTTAATGCTTTAAGAATTACTTTCACTGATACAACTCAAATACCTAGTTGGGCATATTCATATAGAGTTGTTGTAAAACAGAGAGAACAAGAATATTATAATTGGATTTCAGTTGTTTCAGGTGCAAATACAGTAAAAAGATTAGGTGACAGTATAAATAAAATACCAAGAGATCAAGATGCGGTTATACCGCCTAGTACATCAGCAACTATTTCACCTTGTGATGTTTCTGTATTTCCTAAATTTTTAAATAATGGTAATGTATTTACAACACCACAAGCAAATTTAACAAAAGTACAATCAATTGGCAACCCTTCAGGTGATGCTTTAGTTACTACTTTAGATAATGCAGGTAATGCCGTTACATCCGGATTATGTGTTTTTGAGACTGAACCTGTTACAACTGAATTAGATATATTTTATGAAACCGCAACTGGCGGTTTAGTTAATGAAATACCTAATCAAGCAATTGATATAGACTTTTTTAATTGTATATTGTTATCTTTTGATGTGGTGCCTAATGCACACATTGAAGTGAACCGCATTAGGGCTGGTTTTAATGAACCTTTTTTTGATGTAGGTGTAAAAGCATTCGCAGTAAAAGAAAACTTCACACAGGAGAGAAGATTTAATAGCTTAATTCATTCAAGCGGGTTGCTTAATTCAAGAACTGGTATAAATTTTATTAATCAATTTAATGATTCAGCTGGCGGATTAACTATATCTCTTGATCCATTAAATGGATCTATACAAAAACTTTTTGCAGACGATACAAAAATAAATATATTTCAAGAAGATAAAGTTTCTTTTTCTCCTATTGATAAAGATTTTATTTATTCAGCAGAGGGTGGGGCTATGCCTGTAACTAGTAATACACAATTTTTAGGTACAGTGGCTGCTTATCCAGGTTTATACGGTATTTCAAAAGATCCTCAATCTTTTACATCCTATGGGTTTTCACAATATTTTACAGATAAAAATAGAGGATCAGTTTTAAGATTAAGACAAAATCAAATACAAGAAATTTCACAAGTTGGAATGGCTGACTTTTTTAGAGATGCTTTAAAACAATCTACATCTGTTATTGGTTCTTATGATGAATATAGTAAAATATATGAATTAACATTAGTCGGTTCTGGATTTGACAGTAATGAAGATACGAATGTTGCAACTGCTTCCGACGGTTATTTAACTGTAGCTTTTGATGATAGATCTTCAGGTTGGACAAGTTTTAGATCGTTTAAACAAGAGGGTGGATTATCTTTAAATAATAATTATTATACTTTTAATGGTGGTCAGATGTGGCAACATCATAATGATACAGTAACTAGAAATAATTTTTATAATGCTGGAACTGCTGAATCATATGTAATACCTATATTTAACGATGCCCCTTCTAATGTAAAACAATTTAATACATTAAGCTATGAAGGTGATAGCGGGTGGCAGTTAGATTATATTGAAACAGATATTGATAGTTGTGGGGCATTACCGGTAACAGCTAATACATTTAATACAACTTTACAGTTATCTGGTGCGGCACCTAATTCTATTTTTGATGGTGCTAATACAGTAACAGCTAAGCCAACAGTAAATGTTACTTGGGCTATATTTGTATCACCTCTTAGTTCACAATTTAAATTTAATAATGTTAATGACGTTGTATTAACACCTGCAGCTGGAAGTAATTTAACTGTTAATAATCCAACAGCTATAACAGATCTTGATGCAGGTGGTAAATTAGTATTTTTAATACAGCATACTACAGGTAATTCTGATACTGTTCAAACTTTAAATATAACAGGTAATGGTGCATCTCTTGCATTTACTGTTGCTTTATTAACTGTAAATACAATTGATACAATTGCATTTTCTGCATTAACACCAGCATCACAAGTATTTAATAATGCTGGCCCAAATAATATAGTATTTTCTACAGCAGCGTTTAGTAATTATTACATAGACAATTCTAATATAACTATAAATACAACTAATATGCCTGCCTCAACAAACGTAGGCACCCCTACAAATGTTAGAAATGGTGATAATTTAACTTATACTATTCCCGTAACAGTACCTACATCAGCTACTGCTGGTATTGTTACAGTTGGTGGAACAGCTACATTAAAGCCACTGTTAACTTGGGCTACAGTACCTGTACCTGGAGTATTAGCAACACCATCTGGAACTCTTGCTGGTACAGCATATTATATTTCACCCTTTGAAGCAGCTACTAGAAGATTTGCAACTATTACTTATACAGCAAGTGCTACAACAAAAGTATTATTATTAGATGCTTTTAGTGCTACTTATAATGTTGCTGGTACTGTAATAACAAAAACTCAATCTAATCAAGATGGTGTTTTAGTTTTAAATGTTCAATTACCAGTTATTACCTCAGATACTACAGCAACCGCTACAATTACAGGAGCTGGAGAAGTAGCCGCAACTTTAGGTGCTATACCTGCTACTCAATCATTAAATACAGGCGGAACATCTGTAACTATAAGTAATACATGGACTGTAGATATTAGTATTACACCTAGTATTTCCTGGTTAAAAATAAATGGTGTATTTGGAGTTGGGGTAGCTGATCCAACACAAACATTTACTATAAGTGCTGATCCTAATACAACAGGAAGTTCTAGAACAGCAAATATAGTTATAGCAACTACCAATACAAGAGTAACAGGAATAAGTCCTCATACAATAAACGTAACACAAGCAGGATAATGGCAAACTTAGTAACATTTCCTTTTCAAAATAAAGAAGGAAAATATTTTGCACCTATTAGTTGTTCGGAACCAGATTACATAGTTGTAAATGGAACTATACAAGCTAATGGAGACAAAATAACAAGTGGAGTAAAAGGAGCATATGCTACTGTTAAATTAACTTTACCGGTAGCTAATGCTTCTACAAAAAAAGAACTTTTTGCTTTAAATACTTTAGCAGTAAATTCTTCAAGTTAAATACAATCAATTAAATTTTATTTTATGTTAAGAGTACGAAAATTATTAGAATCAGATTGGGATTTTTTACCAACCTGGTGGGATAAATATGATCAAGAACCGTGGATTCATACGGAAACATTTAGGGATATTATGCCTGGATCTTTTTTAATAGGTCAATATGATACTAAAAGAGCTGGATTAGGTGGCTTTATGGTATGTAAAGATGAACATCCAATTGCAGCAATGTGGCTTGGATTAACAAATTCACATTGCGCGCTACCAACAGCTGCAATATCAGACCCTGACTATAGGGATACAGATAGAAAAGAAGCTATACAATTATTAGTAAATTTTGTTACAGATTTTGCAAAAGATTTAGGATTTAAATATTCATTTGGATGGGCCCAAGAAGGATACATGCTTGATTATTATTTAAACGCAGGATATGAAAAATGGGATAAACCCTCTTATGAACTTATAAAAAAATTATAAATGGGAAGTAAGAAAAAAAAGAATAGACAAGCTGGTAGAATGGCTATGGGCCAACGTCAAGAGCTTTTAGACGCTCAAGCTACAGCACAAGCACAATATGATGCAGATTTAGGTAGACTAAGAGACGCTTCTGATGTTACAGATTTTTATGCTGATTTACAAGCTGCTCAAATTGATCCTTTACAAATGCAACTAGCTCAAACTCAACAGGCTCAAATAGGTAATTTGGGACCAGCTGGCTCTTATCAAGCACAAGGTTATGATGCAGAAGGATATGATGCTATGACTACTAACGTAGCTGGTCTTGCTAGAGGTGCTGATACTGGTTTAAGTAATGTATTTAATAATTTACAGGTTTCTACAGCCGGCGCTGAACTTGAAGCCCAAGAAGCAGACCAAGCTTTAGCTGCATCTCAAGATATACTGATGCAAATGGGTGGGGGTGGCGGTGCTACAGCGTTAGCACAACAAGCTGCAAGATCAAAAGCTGGTATTAGAGCTGATATAGATAGACAAGTAAAAGCTAATGAAATGGCAAGAGCAACCGGAGAGCAAGCTTTGCAAAGAGATTTACTTGCACAAGGAAATTTAGCTTCCCAGTTTGATTTAGGCCAGCAACAATTTAATGCCGGTGCTGTTAATCAAGCTAGACAATTTACTGCTCAACAAAGAAATCAAGCTTCTCAGTTTGGAGCTGCTGCACAAAATCAAGCTGCTCAATTTAATATAGGACAAGCTAACAATTTTGCTTTACAAAAATTTGGTGCTGAAAATCAAATGAATCAATTTAATGCTAATGCTGCTAATAATGCTTTTGCACAGCAAGCTAATGCGGTAAACAATGCTATAGCCAGAAATGCAGATTTACAAGCTCAATTTGATATGAATAAAGCTGCTGGGCAATCGCAAGCTCAATCTAATCAATATGATGCTTTGATGGGTATATTTGAAATTGCAACTAATCAACTAAATGAAGCAGATAGAGAGCTTGGAACTAATACAGCTGTAATACAGCAAGCAGCTATGTCTGGTGGACTATTTGGAAATACTAAAGATTTTAAAAGGGAAGCTTTTAGAAATAAAGGTGGTGGAACATTATTTGGCGGTGGTAAAGCTGCTATGAGTGGTACTGCTGGAGATATATACGGAGGCTAATATTTAACATATGAAAGAATACAATCCTAAAAATACACTTAAATTAAATCCTGAGCAACAAGCTATTAAAGATTTTAGAAATATAGAATTTCAACGTAAATATGGTATAAAATCAGAAGATAGAGTTAATCAAGATACACCTAATCCTCAAGCCCTATTTAAAACACAAGTGCAAAGTCTTGCTAGACAAGTAGTTGAAAGAGCAAGTGATCTTACTAATAAAAAGAAAAAAGGTGAGATTGATAATTATAAATATGCAGCAGACATGGCCACAATAGAAAGAACTGTAGATGAGCTTGCTGCGTTTTCTCAAGGTGCAGAAAAAGCTATGGCTTCTTATAATGAGAATCTTAAAAACGGCACTTTATCATATGGTATGGATCAATATGATGAAGGTGTATTACAAGGTTTAAATAAAGGTACTGTTGCTTTAGAATTAGATAAAGAAGGTAGAGCAGTTTTAAAGGGTAAGGCTAGTAATCCTTTAGAAGGAAACTTTGATGTAAATATATATGATGTTAACAATATACCTACACCTGTACCTAAAATTAAACCTATTAATTTATCTTTAGATCCTGTAGCTAAACAACTTGGTTTAGATGAAAATGGTCAACCTTTAATAAAAGTAGATCAATTTGGTAATAAGATGTATGACTCTGGAGATTATAAAGATCATCATAAAGAAGTGTTAGATTTTTCTATGGAAGCCTTAGAAGCATTAGGCCCAAATGGAGTACGTTCTTATTTAGCAGATCATATGCAAATGCCTCAATCCCAAGTTAAAATGCTTATGGAAGATCAAGCTTATACAGATGGTGATGGTACAGAATGGGATAATAGAGGTACAGCCGAAGCTTTTGCTAGTATGAGAGAATATATTGGAAGTAAATATAATAGACAACAAAAACCTCATCCTGATACTATTGCAAAATTAGCAAAAGAAAATGCTAATAAAATTGCAGCAAAAAAAGGTATATCACCTAATGAAGTTTCTTTTAATGAAGCAATAGGTATACAAGAGCAAGCACCTATGTTGCCGGCACCTATGCCTGTTGAATCTGTAGACATGCAAATGACAGAACAAACCCCTCAGGGTGATGTTGATGTACAAAGCTTAATTCAAAAATATTCTTAATGAGTTTAGAAACCATTGTAAAAAATATGTTAGCGGCCAATGAGCCAGAGTCTAATATTGCTAAAGTTATTAAGCACTACAAATCTAGTCTTTCTCCTTTAAAAAATATTGAGCAAGTAGAAGATACTGTTGAAACAGAAGAAGTTGATTGTGGTGATCCTAATTTAACATATGATCCTGTACAAGAAAAATGTGTTCCAATAAAAAAAGAAAGAATTACATCTACTTTTGTAACTGACGACGATGGCAACGCCAGAATAGTAGGTAAAAAAATGAGAGAGGATATATCAAAACCTTATGCAGGACTTAAGGTAGGTATTAAATATGATCCTATAACAGGTAAAGAAGTTTTAGAAGAGGTTCCGTTAGAAGAAGTTGTTGTAACAGGTGAAAAACCAGAGGTAGAAAAATTAACTCCAGAACAAGAAGCTTATATTACAGAAGATTGGTTTGAAGAAAATAAACTTGATGGCACTTCAGAGACTGATGTAAATAAGCAACAACAAAATTTTTTTAAAAATTTATATTCTGATCCAAGAATAAAAAAGATAGCAAAAGATGTTCAAACACAAAATGAACCTTATTTAAAGCAGCATAGTATAGATACAATGGATCGTACTGGGTTAACATCTGCTAAGCAAACAATATTAAATCAAAATCAAAATCATTTTGCAAGAAAACTAGAAGAGTTTTTAAAACAAGCTGGTATTCCTTATGGTACTAATGAACAAGGGCAATATGGCCCAGTAGATGATGGTTCTCCTGGTTTACAAGAACGTTTTAAAGCTGCTTATAATAAATATCAAAAATATATAAATAATTTTATAAACGCAGAAATTCAAGCAAAGCATCCTGAAGAGCTTAAAGCTTATAATGATGAAATGCAAAAATTTACTAATGATAGATTTCAAGAAAACTTACAAAATAATAAAAGGTACCAAGATATAGTTAAGCAATATAATGATGCTTATAATAAAAACATTGGGCCTCAATTAAAAAATGCATATGATCGAGAAACTGAATTAACTAGAAAAGCAATAAATTCTTCAATGAAATATTCAGCTATTGTGCCTGGTGTAGGGGGTATTCCTGGAATGATAGCTAGCCTTGCTCCTGAATTTAGTGAAGATTATGTTGTGCCTCAAGTGGCAGCAATTGGTAACATGCTTTTAAATACAACTGGAGGACTAATAGACTTTGCTGAAATGGGAATTAATGCGGTTGATGCTGCGTTTTTAGCTACTATAGGTGAAGAAGAAGATTTTTCTACTGCTTTTAGTAAACTTTCAAAACAAAACAATATTGATGTAAGTAGTATATATGATGCTGCTGATTTTTTAGGTCAAGCTAAAGTAAGATACTTTAATAATAAAGGTGAACAAATGCAAATTACCGATTTAATAAAAGAAGGTAATTATTCAGGTGCAGCAAATTTAGCAATTAATGAAGCAGTAGGTACAGCACCTTCAATTGCAGCAACAATTTATGCACCTTGGCTAGCCCCTATTTTATTAGGTGCTAGTACAACTGGTCAAGAATTTGCAAGAGGATTAAAAAATCCAGAATTAGTAGACAAAAATGTACTTACATTAGCAGGAGCTAGTTTATTAAAAGGTGGTATTGAATGGGGTTCTGAATTTGCAGCAGGTAAATTTTTTAGAACATTAAAAAATTATGGTAAAGCAGCTAGAGCTAATGGTGTAAGTAGAGAAAAAATAGCAAGTGATATTAATAAAACTTTACAAGAAGGTATAACAGGTTTTAAATATAGACTTCTTGGAGGAGGTAGAAAAACCTTAGAAGGAATGGTCGTTGAAGGTGGAACTGAAGGTGTAACTGGGTTTGGTCAAGGTTTAACTGATGCTGTAATATTAGACGACGAAAAAGCATTTAAAAATTTATGGAAAAATACTGTTAATCAAGCAATTATTGGTTCAGTTGCCGGTGGTGGCACAACTGCTGGAGCAGTAAGTCTAAATGTTTTTCAAAGTAAAGCAAGTTTAAAGAAAGCTAGATTAAATGCATATAAATATTTAGGCGGACCTGGAATGCAGCTTGAGTTTGATCTTTTAGATCAACAAATATTTGAGCTTGAAGATATTTTAAAAAAAGGACAAGATAAAAAAGGTAGATTTATAAATAAAAAAAATGTACAAGCTGAAATAAATAAACTAAAAAACCAAAGAAAAGCAAAAGAAGATTATATAACTGATAAATTTGAAAACCAAATGACTCCTGAAGAACTTAAAAGCTGGGGTCAAACAATGGATAGAATAAATGATTTAGAAAGTAAAATTGATAATCCTAAATTTACACGAGATGAACAAGATGCAGCTATAAATGAAATCAAAGAATTAAGAGAGGAGCAAAAAGAAGCATTTAAGCCCATTCCTTCAGATGTCAGCGTCGATGAAAAAGGCATAGTAACGTATAGTCCTGATGCGGATAAAACAATTAGCCAAATGTTAAAAAGAAAATTGTCTAAAGATGCTAAAAAAAGTTTTGATCAAATAAAAGACGATGCCGATGTTATAGTTATAAACGATTCCCAGAGAGAAAAATATGGCATGCAAGAAAATGAATCTGGTAAAATTGTTAAAACAAAAGATGGCCGGTTTAAAATTGCATTGAATGAGGATGCTATGATAAGGGTTAAAGATGGAGCTACTACTATTAACCATGAATTAAACCATTTAGTTTTTGTAAGAGACTTAGTAAATAATGATAAAAATGCTATTCCTTTAATAGAAAATTTTAGAAGTTTTATAAAAGAAAATTTGCCGGGTGTTAATGAAAGAATAGAATCCCGAATGAAAAAAAATTATAAAAATGCAGAAGACGTTCGGGCTAATTTAGAGTTTGTGGCTATTTTTACTGATATTGCTGGAAAAGAAAAATTAGGAATACCTAAAGTGCCGGAAAGTGCATTTGGTGAATTAGCAAGCGGTATTAATAATTGGTTAAAATCAAAAGGCTTTAAAAAAATAAAATTAAATACTGGAGAAGATGTATTTAATTGGATTCAAGAATTTAATAAAAATATAAAAAAGGGTAAATATAAAGATGCTTTAAGAAAAATTGATTCTGATAATGTTACTGATGGTGGAGTTAGCGAAGCTTTTATAACAGGTGAGTTCCCTTCGTTGTCTTCTAAATCGGATGTAATTGAAGATATAAATTTTGAAGAAGGTTCAATTAATGAAAGATTCCAAGAATTTTCTCATGATGGTAAAAATAACAACGCACCACAAGAATTTCAAACGGAAGCCGCTATTACTTATGAACCTTTAGCTGCTGCTGTTATAGATAGAATAAGTAAAGTTGGTATTGGTAAAGCAGGTACAGAGCAACAAAATAATTTTATTACTGATGCATTAGAAGATAGTACATTAAAACAACAACTTATAGATGATTTAGTTTATGGTACAGAAAGAAATCCTGCAAGCTCATTAGTTGGATTAGCAAAAACTTTTAATCCTGCTGTAGGATCTTTTGGTGGATATGCTAAGAGTCAATTAGCTAATAGAGCAATAAGAGTATTACAAGAAAGAGTTGGTGGACAAGTAACAGAAGGTGCAACATCTACTGATACTGCCGAATCAAGGCAGCTGGAAGATACCGCTGGGCAAAGTGTACAAAGCAAACAGTCATTAAGAGAAGCTTTTAAAAATACAACTTTAGGAGAGGCATTAAATAAAAAATTAGGTAAGGTAGCTGAATCAGCGCCAAAAGGTATTGAACAAACTATAGAAAAAAAAGGTAAAGATTTAACAAAATTACCAACTAAAAGAAAAGCCGAAGCAGTTGATACAGCTAAAAAACAATATAGTTCTAAATATTTATATACTGATGTTGCTAACTTATTTGGTAAAAAACAACAATTTATTGATAATGTAAATAAATATTACCCTGCAGTAATAGATGCTTGGATGAATAATGTTAATTGGTCTAAGGGCATGGGAATTTCTACTGGGTTTAACATAGAAAGTAAACCAACTCAACAAGAAACTGTTGATTATCTTACAGGTAATGATTTAGTTGTAGGAACAATTAATAAAAAAGGAGATCCATTAACTAAAAAAGGAAAAACTGATGCTATTGGTGCTAGAAAAAGAAAATTTTTAGAATCAATTGCAACACAATTAGTAAATGAAAATATAGCAGATAACAAAATTGCTCAAAGTGATTTTATAAAAAAACACGGAGTTGGCCTTTTATCAACAAGTAATACACTTAAAGGTATTAAAAAAGAAAATGCAAATATTTATAATGATATAGCTGCGGCACTTTTAAAAATGGACGATGCTTATATAAATAATTATGTTACCCCTAAAGGCAAATTAATTCGGTTTAAACCTTTATTAACAAGTTTAGGTATTGATGAAATACTAAATAATACATATACAGAAAAAAAGGCAGAAAGATATTTTAATAATTTAGTAAATGAACTAAATGAAATACAAAAAAATATTCCTGCAAAAAATAGAGAGGAATATATAAAAGGAAAAGACTTTAACTTAGTAGATAGGAACACAGGAAAAAAAATACCTTATACTTTTGCTAATTTTTTACGAGCTAAAATATCTCAAACGGCTGACATACAAAATTTGAAAGACATAGCTGCAGGTTATGGATATAATTTAGAACTTAATTATAATGATAAAGAGTCTGTTGAACGATATAGAAAAGAATTTGGGGAAGCGCTTTTAAGCGACCCTAAAATTAATAAAAGTTTTGCATTAAATATTTTACTTCCTACGTTTACCGCTCCTTCTAAAATAGGAGGTGGTGCTATTGGAGTTAATATAGATGGAGATATTGTTGAAACAGGAAAAAAAGCAGGAACAAATAGACAAGGTATATTTGGCGGTGAAGTTGGAGCGGTTGCAGATTTTAAAAATCTTATAAATAATTTAGATTGGGATGCTCCCATATTTGATTCAAAAGGAAAGGAAGTTAAAAGATCTACAAAACAATATACTAGACCACAAGGAGGTATTTATAGTTTGTTAGAAAAACCTTTAAATAATAAAAACGGAGAACGAGCTTTGCCTTTTATTGCATATAAAGATCCAGTTTTAGGGGTACAAGCTGGTTTACAATATCAACAATATTTAAAAGATTTTGTAGAATCTATTAAAAACTCAAACATAGGTGTTGATACAAAAGCAATTCTTGTGCAAGCTATGAAAGCAAATCCTTCAGGATTAATAAGAATGGCAGCTATTCCTGATTTTATACCTAGTTTTGTAATTAAAAAAGATAGTCAAGGAAATATAAGTATAGATCTATCTAAAGTAAAAGGTGAATGGAGATTAGAACATATGGATCCGGCTAATATAATGACTGCCGCAACATTTGATTATTTACTTAATCCAAAAGCTTCTAAAAAAGAATATTATAAAAGATTAGATTCTTATAAGTCAGCGCAGATTCCTAAATTATATGATGATGCGGTAAATGTAAATTATCAAAATTTCCGTGCACCTTATAGTAATAATGCTTTAGGCGGCTATTTTAATCCAGAGTTACCAATATTTAAAAATTTACCTTTAACACAAATTTCTACAGGCATAGAATATACTTGGGATGATTTTGTTAATGGTAACGGTCAACAAACCTATTTAAAAAATGAGAATAGTAAGAAAAATTTAGAAGATAAAAATATTGAAAGTGGAGGTCTTTATTCACAAAGTAAATTAGATCCAATATATCAAGAACTTCAATTAATTGAAGAATATGAATCTAACTTTAATATTACGCCTAGCACTAAAGCTAGAAGAGAAGAATTACAAAATCAATTAAAAGAAAGAGAAAAAATTAATATTGGTTTATCTTCATCAAGTGAAAGTACATTAAGCAGAGAGTTTAACGAAATGCTTGAAAGAACTAAAGGTATTAAAGCTGAAGCTGTATATTCTGAAGCAAGAGCAATTAAATTAGGTGCTACAAAAGGTTGGCAAGCATTTGTTCCATATTCTAATGAAGACTATATGGGCTTAGTATATCCAACACTTGGTAAAGGCAAACAAGGTGATGCTGATTTAAAATGGTGGACGGATAATGTGATGGATCCTTATAATCAAGGAATACAAGATTATGAAACTGCTAAACAGGCGGCAATGCAAGAATGGAAACAGCTAAAAGGTAAAATTAAAAATACACCTGCAAATTTAAAAAGAAAAGCTGTTAGAGGGTTTACAAATGAAGAAGCTGTAAGGATATATTTATGGGATAAGCAAGGAATGATTCCAGATAATTTAGCTAAAAAAGATATAACAGAGTTAAGAAAACATGTTAATAAAAATCCTGAGCTAAAAGCTTTCGCACATGAATTACAAAATATAGGCTCTAATGGATACCCCGAACCAACTAATAATTGGTTATCTGGTAATATTACAACTGATTTAATTAATGAAGTTAACACAGTAACTCGTAGAGAATTTTTAAAACCTTGGAGACAATCAATTGATTTAATATATACTAAAGATAATGTAAATAAATTAAGAGCAACATTTGGTGATAGGTATGTTGAAGCTTTAGATGATGTTCTTTATAGAATGGATACAGGCAGGAACAGACCAACAGGTGCAAATAGAGTTACTAATATGTGGCTTAACTGGCTTAATAATTCTGTTGGTACAACAATGTTTTTCAATCAAAGATCTTCATTATTACAAACTATATCTGCAATTAATTTTCTTAATTGGTCAGATAATAATCCAATAATGGCTGCTAAAGCTTTTGCTGATCAACCGCAGTTTTGGAAAGATTTTGCAGATTTATTTAATTCAGATTTTTTAAAACAAAGAAGATCTGGATTACAAATAGATATTAGTGCAGATGAAATTGCAAGTACTGCCGCGACATCTAAAAATAAAGTTAGAGCTGCCTTAAATGAATTACTTAAAGTTGGTTTTATAAGTACACAAATTGCGGATAGTTTTGCAATAGCTATAGGAGGAGCTTCATTTTATAGAAACAGGCTTAATAAATATAAAAAAGAAGGGCTTAGTGAAAAAGAAGCTCAAGAAAAAGCATTTTTTGATTTTAGAAATATTGCAATTGAGTCACAACAATCATCTGATCCGTCAAGAATTAGTATGCAACAGGCTAGTCAATTAGGACGTATTATATTGTCTTATGCAAACACGCCAGTACAATATGCAAGATTAATAAAAAAAGCCGCCAGTGATCTTAAAAATGGACGTGGGGACGCTAAAACAAACGTTTCTAAGATACTTTATTATGGTGCTATACAAAATATTATATTTACAGCATTACAGAGTGCTTTATTTGGTATTATGTTTGACGAAGAAGATGAGGAAGTTGGTGAAAAAGAAGCTCAATTTAAACAAGAAAGAAAAGAAGGTGCACCTTTAAGAATAATAAACGGTATAGCTGATACATTACTTAGGGGTAGTGGTGTTGGTGGTGCTTTTGTAGCAATGTTAAAAAATGTTCTTTTAGAAATTGATAGACAAAGAAAAAAATCTAGACCAGATTTTACATATGCTGCCAATAAAATATTTTCATTTTCACCTGTAACCGATACTAAATTTAGAAAAGCTTTATCAGCTGCTAGAAAGTTTACATATAAGCAAGAGCTTCAAAAAATGTATGATCGAGGGGTTGCTATAGATAATCCTGCATTATTAGCAGCAGGCGAACTTGCTTCTGCTTTTGTTAATATTCCTGCAGATAGAGTTGTTAAAAAATTAAATAACTTAAAAACTGCAACAGAAGAAGAAACTAAAGCATGGCAATCAATAGCTTTAGTATGGGGATTTGGAGAGTGGGAACTTGGCATACAAGCAAGAAAAACAGATGAAGCTAGGGCTAAAGCTAAAAAAGAAAAAGCAAAGAAAAAAGAATTAAAAAAAGATATAAAAAAATTACAAAAAGAAGTTAACAAAGAAAAGAAAAGCCCTGTTAAAGACACAGGTGGCAGAGTATTAGGAAGAGCAAATAAAGACGGAAGTATTGAAGTTGCAAAAGGATTATCCCCTAAAAAGAAAGCTGAAGTTATAAGACATGAAAAATTGCATCAAAAAGAAATGCAAAATGGAAGTAACTCTTTTACAAGTGGTGGTAAGCTAGATTATAATGATAATTTTGTTTTTTATGGCAAGAAAAAATATGCTAGAAAAAACGGAAAAATTAAAGATGGTAATAAATGGAAGGTTGAAGGTGACCATTCTTTACCTTGGGAAGTATTTGCACATAAAAACGATTAAAATAAATAATATGAGTAAAGAAAGTTATTTTAAAAATACCGAAAAATCAGAAAGGGCAAAACCTTTAGGTTCTACAGGTATTAACGAAGCTATAGAAGAACAAAGTAAAACAAGAGAGGATGCATTAATTGCTAATACTAAAAATATATATGAACGTGTTGCTCCTCAAAATGACAACAGTCAATTAAATAAATATTTGTTTCCGCCTTTTTCTGATGACAGAAAAGGTATGGCATAAAAAAAAGGGATGTTACTTAATTGTAGCATCCCCTTTTATTATTTAAAATATCAAACCAATTAGCAAACCAACTATAGGGCCTAATATAGACCATAGTTCTAAGAATCTAATTTTCTTAAGTTCTTTATTAGTAAAAACATTATCTTTGGTATCTAAAATAACGTTTCCAGCTTTTTGTTGAACTTTTGCTAATTCATCTTCTAAATCCAAAATTCTTTTTTTTGCATCCGCAAATGTAAATCGCTTTCCCATATTATTAATTTATATTAACCATCGCAGCTTAAACAATTAGGATCCATAGCTGCTGCTGCTATATCTCCTCTCAGTACAGACTCAGTACGCATATAATACAAAGTTTTTATTCCATGTTTCCATGCATCCATATGTACTTGATTTATCCAACGCGGAGTTGCTTCAGAAGGGAAAGCAAGATTAAGTGATACCGATTGGTCAACGTAATCTTGTCTTATACCTGCTTGTCTAACTAACTCCAGTTGATTTATTTCTTTAAATGTTTTAAACACGTTTTTGACTGGCTCTCCATCTTCTTGGTTAAGTCTTCCTCTTTCATCATAATACCATCCGTTGAGTGCATCAATTGCTTGGACAGATCCACCATCGGTAAGAATCTTATCCCATGTATCTTTGTTATCAATCCCAATTTTTCTTAATACTTTTTTAAGTTCGTTATTTTTTCTAATAAATGTACCCTTAGCAGATTGTTCTGTAAATACATTTGCAGCCCAAGGCTCAATACCTGGTGATACATTACCTGCTAATTTAGAATTACTTACAGTTGGAGCTATTGCACGCAAATGAGTATTTCTAAATCCTGTACCTACACACCATAATGGTTCTCCATATATTTCAGCTAATGCTCTTGAAGCACGTTCAGTTTCAATTTTTATTTTTGAAAATATTTCACGTGTTTTAAATTGTGCTAATAAACTTTCATAAGCAATACCTCTTTTTTGTAATAAGCTATGCCAACCTAATACACCTAATCCTATAGCTCTACCTTTTTCAGCAGATCTTACAGCATTTTCAAAACCTTTCATGTTTTTAGCTTTTTGAATAAATTCTTCAAGCACTCCATCTAAAAACCATGTAGCATCATATATAAGATTAGTATTTTTCCATTCATCATATTTATCTAAATTAACAGAAGATAAACAACAAACAAAACTATGTGACTCATCGGTATGCAATACTATTTCACTGCATATATTAGTCATATGAACTTTTAAACTATTTTTCTTATATGCTTCTGGATTAGCTTTGTTTGTATTTCCTTTAAATAAGATATAAGGTTCTCCAGTTGCTTTACGTTTTTGTATAAGCTTTGACCATTTTTTTCTTGCTTCGGGATCTCCAAGCTCAAGCTTTCGCATAAACTTATCGCCAACGACAGCACACTGGTGCAGGTTAAGTGATTGTCTATTGATATCTCCTTTAGGTTCTCTAATCTCAAGCCACTCCTCAAAATCGTCGTGTTCAATATTGATGTTAACGCTTGCAGCTCCTCTTCTAACGGAACCCTGGTTGGTTGCGAGTATAGTTGAGTCATATATTTTGCAAAAAGGGACAACGCCGTCTGAAGTTCCATTACCTGTAATTTTAGCTCCGGCAGGACGAATCATATTAACCCCGATACCTACACCCCCACCGTGTTTTGCAAGTAACATCATTTCTAAATTTTTATTACCAATATCCTGTATGCTATCAGCAACATCAATACCAAAACAAGATATAGGTAAACCCCTGTCTGCGCCTGTATTAGAAAGCACAGGCGAAGCTAAACACAACCAGCCTTTCCATATATAATCAAAAAATTTATCTGCAAGTTCTGGTTTATATAAACGTTTTGCTACAGTTTTAGCAACACGCATATATGCATCACGAGGCGATTCACCATTTATAAGATAACCACCTGATATAGTTTTTTTATAAACATCATTATCACCCCATGAAGGATAATCTTTACCTTTAACCCAATTGTTATTCCACATTTAAATAATATATTAAGTATCCTATTGATACATTTAAATTAACTAATACTAAGTTCCATTGTTTTGCAACCCACACTTGAGGTATAGATAGTATGCCTCCTATAATATAAGTTATAACACCTATACCTTCGTATGCTAATAAATATGGTGACATCATAATAAAAGCTGTACCCATATAACCTAATCTGTTTGCAATTCTTTCTTTTGCTGTAAGTCTTCTATCTTGAACTAATAACCGTATAAAAGATCTTTTCCATCTAAACTCACATCTTATGCAAGTTTTTTTACCTAAATGTTTAAACTTATGATCTTTTTTCTTTTTCTTACAAACATTACAAACTCTCATTTACCAAATATCTTCAAAGTCTTCACCTTCATTAGCTTTTGAGTAATCAGTCGGCCTAATAGAAAAGAAATCAGTATGAGTGTGCCCCCCGGTAAGATGGTAGAACCAGTCCAAACTGCTCGCTCCAACTTCGTCATATTCAAAGTATTTCCCACTGTTTGAGTAACCGAGCTCAACAATTTTTTCGTTAAGGCGTTTCCTGATAAATTGTTTAAGGTTATAAGATTTGAGGTTTTCAATATCTCCTTGTTCAAACATTTTATCAATGTATCTTTCTTCTGCTTTAAGCATTGTTTTTGCTGCTTTAATAACGTGTTCATAACAATCATCTTGTAATCCTTTAGTTTCTTTACACATATGTCTAAACAACTGACATCCCATTTTAGAATGTAGTGATTCATCTCTTACGCTCCATTTCATCTGTTGGCCAATGCCTTTGAGCAAATTACGCAACTGAAAGCTATATAGCACAGCAAAAGCGGAATAGAGACTAACGCCTTCTGCAAATGCAGAAAATACAGCGAGAGACCTGCCAATCCCAACAGGGTTGTTACCAGAGTAACTAACAAGATTATCGAAGCGCTGGGCCGTGGCGGGTTCGTGTAAGAATGCTTCGAAATTTTCGAGTCCGAGTGTTTCATTTAAATAAGAATATGCTACTGCGTGAATTGTTTCTTGCGAGCCAAACATCATGGCCATTTGTTGGATTTCATGTTTAGGAAACCACGATACAACTTTTTGGGTCCAATAATCAGA